AACATGTCAAGACACAAAAGATTGCCAGAAATTCGATGTTCAATTTGTTCAGGAAAGTTTTTGAACGAAGAAAGATTATTTGCTCTAACTGCGACATACTTAGCACGAGATAACTTGAACGGAAAGGTTCCTTCAGGAGTTAGCATTTCATTCACTATTTCTAGCTTATCAAGTTTACGTTCAGCAGAACCATCAGAAGCTACTTGGAAACCATGTATAGAATCACCATTGTTAAAACCTTCCTTTAGCCAACCCTTATCAACCCAGTATTGAATTAACTCACGGACTTCTGGATTAGTCATTTGTTGAGTACTTGATGTTTCAAATAATTCTTTTATTTTCATTAGTCTAACGAATCCTTGTTTTTGTTACGTAACATTTCTAATATCTGATTTCTATCCGCGACAACGATGTTGTTCCCAGAAATATTTGTATTATTTCCAAATGGAATAAATGGAGCAGTCTTTCTTTTGTCATTTTTAGTTCTTGCTTTAAGAGCCGTTGCATTCAACGCAGTATTGAGGTACTGTGCCGCCACTTCTGCATTCCTTGCAGCATATCGAGGTTCTACTATTTCAGTAAGTGCTGTTTGGTTTTCATAAGCATCCATAGCAGCTTCAAAAATACTCTCAATCTTATTGTTGATATCAATATCTTCTGCATCATCTTGATATGATTGGGCAACCGTTTGTTGAGGAACAGCAATCATATCATCTTCATATGAAGATGATGAACTTGTAGTCATATCATAAGTTGAACCTGGTTCAATGTTGAAGATATCTTCAAGCGGATGTTTTTTTAGATTTTCTTTTATCATTTGTTGGCGCTCTTGTTATAGATGTCTTACTTGCAGTTTTCGGTTTTCTTGGTGCTACAGGTTTCTTAGTTCCATTGGCAGCTAGCTTTTTGACTTTTGGTGCTTTCTTCTTTGCAGTTCGTGGCATCATTCGATAGATATCAACTTCAGTGATGACCTTGAATTTCATTCCATTGACCTGGCAAAACCTTTCAGCGGCAATCCACTTCGCTTCATTGACCATAAGTGCAACTCTATCATAAGCTGACTTAGCATGTTCAGCACTTGCTTCTTTCAACGGTTTTACTTCAACTATCCATCTTTCAACTTCTTGATTTGTATTTATCATCTCAAACATAAAGTCAGGATAATACCGATGGACTCGTCCATCTTTTGGAGAAATGTAAGGTATTGCAACTTCTTCACTATTCCATCTAGTAACACTTATAGAACTATCAAAGAACTTCATGACAGTTAGTTCCCATGAAGAACGAAAGAAGATTTGAGCAGCATTTCCAAAATACTTTTGAGGATTGCGCGGAATAAAACGACCTTGAGCCATAATCTTATTCTTCTCTTATTTTCCTAAACATTTCATCAGATGTTTGAGTTCCTACTGGCGGTGAAGTTTTCCCCATGTTAGACACCGAGTCACTTATCCATCGTCCAGCACTTGATGCTGAGTTAGAGATAGCTGAACTTAAACCGCCAGTTACACCAAATAAAGTATTACGAGTAGTATTGGTAATCTGACGTGAAGCTCCAAAGACAACATTTCGTGCTGCTTGTCCAAGAATTGGAATTTTGATGTTACCTACTATTCCACTTGCTACTTGATTGACTGCTCCTCCTACAACACCTGATAACACATTACCTAACCATCCTCCACCTCCACCAAATCCTCCAGGACCGGCACTATCACCGTACCAATGAGGAGAAGGAAAACCAATGTTTTGAACTGGGATTTCTGGACTAAACATATCAGACCCTGGAGCAGCATATTCTGAACGACCTGTGACTTGTGTCGGTTGTCCAATTGACAAAGCATCATAATCAAATCTTATAGTGGCATGGTTACCAACATCTCCACCTTCATTATCAGCAGAGTCATAAGAAATGTCAAGGATACGTGGATTGACAAACCAAAAAGTATTCAATTGTGTAGCATGTCCAAAGTACTGAATAAGACGAATAGAACGAAATGGATTGATAGCATCATCAGGTAAAGCACCTCGCGCAGCAGAGTCAATCTGCGTTCCGTCACGTGATTTGGAAAAAGCCATACCACTGCTTTCCATCATAGCTAATGACTTTTCTGGTGTCCATGAACGAGCCGCTGGTGAATGAGCACGAAGATAAGCAGCAAAGAACGCATGAAAAGTATCTGCGATATCGTCAATCAACGTCATTGACAAAGGTTCATGGTTGATTGTCTTCAAAACCTTTGTCTTATAGTTATACATATTGACAGCTTCATAATCAAAGTTCAATTTAGGTCTATCAATATTTTTGATAACATATTGAAATACGTCTTTTCTTCCGCCTATCAGTTCAGTAAAGTTAGGATTCATTTCGAACAATACACGAAACATAAACCTATGTTTCGGTTGATACGTAATTAAATCCTGCGCATAGTTAGCAGGTCGCCATATTCCTTTTTGGTCTGGTCTAAAATGCGGGTCTAAACCTCCAAAACTCGAAGTCCTTGCGGTAATCATGTCAGAAAATGGAGCACGAGTAAACTGGTCGACCGCTGCTCCAAATTTGTTATAAGCTGCTTGTTCGAGCTGTATCCCTGCTCCACTGACTATTTTGCTAAAATCAATTGCTGACATTTATATAAGTTCCTTGTTTTCTGGTAATACATGTACTAAATGTATTTATCTTTATTTGGAAAACTAATATTTACTAATAATATAAACAAAAAAGGGGAGAATACTTTATTGGTATTCTCCCCCCTTCTATGAGTATGAAACTTACAACAAGAAACCAGCTGTAGCATTTATACCATCAGTTCCAACTACGCCATTATTCAATTCTTGCCATGCATGGTCATATTTGATTGATAATTGGATTTGAACTTGGTCAGCTGACGAATAGTCAAGGTCTCCATAAGTTGCTTCTTTTATCCAAGCACCTTCCATTTTCCATTGTTCCGCAATAGCTTCATTACCATCAAGCATTTGAAGAACTACACCAAATTTGTAACCTGATGCAGTCGCTGCAGTATTCAAAAATTGACCTGAAGCATGGTCAGCACCAATCAAACGCTGTTGTCTTTCTAATTGAGCTTGAACAGCAGAAGATGCTAAACCTGTCAAGTCATCTTCCAAAGTTACTTGGAAATCTGACCAAGAATGCTTTCCTGCAACAAATGAGATTGAATTGTAACGATGTAATGGGACTTCATCAAATGTTAATGTTGGACGATTACATGTAACAACCTGTCTTGTTAGGTTTGTGCCGTCGTTCAACATACCTACGAATTGAACTTGAAATCTATTACGGTGTTTAGGATGAAGAATACCGTTACCAGATAATGGTATCCCTGTTTGTGATAAAGTTGCCATAAGTAAGCTCTCCTTTGAAATTGAATTATATATATAAAGAATTATATTTCTATATGAGAGTATTTATCATTAGAGCCTTCTAATTCTCGAAATATGTATGTAACCCTACATATAAATAGAGTATATGGAAATCAAATCTCAAATAGAACAATCTTTATTAGTATCTAATAAGAAAAAGTTGAACTCAAGAAAGACTGAATATCTTGAGTCTATTGACCCTGACTTATTCGAAAGTATTCTACGTGAGACACTTTTTCTTCCAAAAGAAGCTACACTTCATGAACGGATTTATTGCATATTGAATAATATTGATGATATGCCATTATGCCAGTTCTGTGGCAATAAACGGTCTTATGTATTATACAGAGGCTATAGAACAACTTGTGGAAAAGCAAGTTGTGGACTACATTTAAGATATCAAAATAAAGAGGGATAAAAACACATGAATAACTTTTCAGCAGAATATTTAGAAAAACTAAGTCAAGATTATGAATTCGTCGCAAAATCATTAGGGTTTTTTAAAGAAAACTATAACTTTTACGCCAGAGTAAACGGTCTCGACAATATCAATAATGCAATAGGAAAAATGGAAGCAGAGAAACTCGAACTTGCTGTTAAGATAGACTTTTTGACTAACTTGTTAAACTCTTAGAACTCTGCGTATTCATCCAAGTCATTTTCAATTAGTTCGCGTTGGCACGCAATGGCGTTTCGAGATTTAGCATACTTGCTTAGTATTTTGCATACTAAATCAAATTCTTTAGCTTTAGAACCATCTGGGTCTGACTTCCATTGGTCAAAACTGGTTCTTTGTTCTATTGAAACCCAATGTCCTTTGATTTTGAATATTGATAAGACAGGTTTTTTATAGGCAGCATCAAATCCAAGATAGATAGTATGAATTACTTCAACGTGATATTGAACCTCTTTGAGAGGAACATCACCAATGTCATATAGAACTAAGTCAAGACATTTTGTTTTTGCATCTCCAAATGTTTTGAGATTAGGACATTGAATGCTGAGCTTCCAATGTACTTGAGTATAAAGATAATCTAAGGTGGTTAAGTTCTTTGAGTCAATAACCATTTCATGTCTTATTGTATCAGGACAACCTTGAAGAGTAGTAAGACCATTTTCAACACCGGAAATAGTTTCAAAGTAACTCATAATTGAAAACTTGACAGGTAGTACGTATTGCTTACCATTATCTAACTTTAGACACGAAATAAAATATCCATGAGGCGCAGAAGTTGAATAAGTACCATTCTTATTCCTCTTTACACTTCCTCTAAAGTAATCACTTACATTGACATTAACATATGCTGGATTAGACGGGTCTTGCCATGGAGCAAGGTTTTTGGCAGATGCTTCTGCTAGATATGTTTTAAAACTCTGCATATTCGTCTAAATCCTTTTCGATAAGTTCACGTTGAAAACCAATGACATCCTGTGTAGGACGATGCTTTATCAGCATTTCGTCAATCTTATGATGTAAATCTCCAGACGATCTTGAATAGAGATACATATCAACGCTCATAGGTATTTTGCATAATGACAAGATATGACCTTTCAGCTTTTGAATATCGTTAATGAATAGTTCTTGAACTTCTGGTCCTATGAGCTTGTCTAACCCGGTAAGACCAATGGAATTTTCTTGACAATTGATAGTTACTCTTTCAGTAATAACTTTGAATGATGGAACACCATCGAAAACTAATTCTGATTGACCATGAGCAATAGGATCTTCATCTTTATTATTAAAATCATTAACTGTTTCTTCAACTGTTTGAATAATGTCATCATGTATATCCGGTAGTTCATGAATATAAGATGCCACAATCTTTGGTATTTTAGTCAAAATAGCTTCTTTATCAATATGAACTTCAGCTTGAGGATAGACAAACTTGATGTTTTTGACTATCCTTTGTCTAAGATTTTCTGATGGAAGATTTTCAAGAGAAAGGTCTACAACATATGTTCCACTACTAACTCTGCCTTGTGTCGTCATCGGTAATTCATTCTCAAATAGTTCTTTTATTTTCATTAAAACTCCGCATATTCGTCTAGGTCTTTTTCGATAAGTTCTCGCTGACATTGTATAATACTAGAACTATTATACTTATTTAGTATTTTTAACACTTCTACTACTTCAGTTAGAGACGTTCCATTAATTGTCATAATTGAACCCCATGTCAATTTAGCATTACATTTCAACAATGATAACAGCGGTTTTTGTTTGATTAGGTGTAGAGCGGTGTTATAGAAACGAATTTGTGGAACTGCAAAATGTTTGTGTAAATCTCTAAGCGGTGCTTTCCCAATACTTCCAATTTTTAGTTCTTGTGCAATCGAAACTTTTCCACAATCAAAACTTTTCAAGTTAGGAGTATAGAGATATAACGAATCTTTGATAACTGGAGTACAATGTTCTAATGTTTCTAATGACGGAACACTTATATTCAATTGGTCGCATGCATCAGGAATTCCCCAAAGTGATTTGAAATTTGAACCATCTGCAACATTTATTTCAAACTTCTTAGCAGTTCTGTACTTTACCATGAGTGCAGTTTCACCATGACCGTATCCGCCAATGTCGCCATATACCCCATTAGGCGAATAGTCCGACTTAGTGACAGATACAGTTCCGTCTTTATTCACTTTCCATCCAGACATATTAGCATAATTTTTCATATAGTACTGAACTTTCTCAGGGTCAGTAATATGCCAAGGGGCAAAATTGGTTGCTAACTTTTCAGCAAGATAAGATTTAAAATTCTGCATATTCGTCTAAGTCACGTTCAATTAGTTCTCGTTGAAAGCCAATAGTATCTTTACTCCCATTATAGTATTTATGTAAAATGTCATTAACAATTTTAAGGTCGCTAAGTAATTCATCTGGACCATTTATCATGATGCTATCAAAACCTTTTACTTTTAGAAGCGATAGTATTCCAATTGATTTAGCCGGTGCTTCAAAACGAATGTCCAATTGAAATGCACTTGAACCTTCTATTAGTTTTTCGATACCTTTAACAGACTCTTGGTTAGTATAGATAGTAGTCAAATGATTTTGAATGACCATCTTGAAAGCAGGTGGCCAATGACATTCAATATGACTGTAAGCGTCAACAGGTTCAAAGTGGTCAGTAACTATGTCATGTATATCACCTAAGAAATCAACAGTTTCAAAAAGATGTTGCGGAACATCGTGTATTTTGACAATTATTGAATCAAAAATAGAAGTGAACTCTATTGTATTAGAAAGGTTGTATTCTTCCTTGATAAATTTTGTAATTAGGAATACTAGAGTTTTACGTTTGCCGACAGAAATAGGACCAGCAAAGTCAATTTGTACATTGACAATTGGTAAGTGTCCAGCACTTTCTAATAAGTATTCTTTAAAACTCTGCATATTCGTCCAAGTCGTTTTCTATTAGTTTACGTTGGCATCCAATAATATCAGGGTTGTTTGACGCTAAGTATGTATTGACTATTCTAGTTGCTTCAACTAATTCTTCGTTTACTTTAGTTTTATCAGAAAAGTAAAGTTGAATACCAAACATATTTCGTGTAGGCTTTTTAATTTTGAATATACTAAGTAATCCTTTTCCAACTAAAGTTTTTGCTGCGGCATTAGACAATGTTATGTTATTTACTATTTTGAAATGTTGTCCGATAGTTCTAAACAATTCATAGTCAAATTCGTAGTCAAGCACTAATCTATGACATGTAATTTGACATCCTTGACCCCATTCTTTCAACTTTAGACAATCGGTCAATATCAATGCCTCTTTAACTTCACATGCAAATCCTTTGAATGAAGTAATTTGTGAAAGTTGTATGTTTAAACTCATTCCGACTTTATTAGGTCCATATTCTAATGTAGTCAATTTCCTAGTATTGAAATCTTTTATACTAACTCTACCTGGGCAATTGATATTGTTATACTTTACAAGTAGTCCAACTTCACCATTATCAACAGGTCCGATTTCACGAATAGCGAAGAATTGCTCT